AACGCCATTACCTGCTACTCCGCAGGTGTGGCAGTAGTAAAGGTTATTAACTGTATCTATTACTGCTGACTTCCTAGTGTCATTATGAACACAACACCTAACAGATACGTTCTTACCCTCTCTTACTTCCCCTCCGTAAAACTGAACTATTACTCCAATGGGTACTGAGTTCGCAGAGGTTCCATTAAAACCTTGTCTTTGCTTCCGGTTCCTGGTCCAGTCTTGTGCTGACATCCACAATCTCCCTTACATTTCTTGTGCATATTACTTGCACGTTTGAACTGACCAATCTTATTCAGCTCACCACCGGACTTACACAGTTCGCAAATCATTCTTCTTCCTTAACCTCTTCTACCGTTGGTAGTATCTCTTGCACTTCCTCTTGCGGTTCCGTCCATATTGTTGAGGTAGTTATTATACCTTCAGGTGTTGGCATTTTTTTCCTCCAGCCATTGTGTTAGATCTTGGATGACCCACGCCTTGTGGATCCCCGCTTTCCTTCTCTTAAATAATACATAAGAAAAAGGCTTATCAATACCACGATGCTTAGCGTAATTAGCAGCTTCATCCTGCGCTTCATCCCAAAACTCCTTTAAGTTTAAACTCTTTGTATTCTTTAACTCAAAGATATAGGACTCACCAGCAACGATAACAACTAGATCACCCTCATCTTCTTTACCTGACAAACGCAGTCGCTCAGCTAATACACCCATCTTACGAAACCATTTCATTACATCTATCTCAAAGGCTGCACCCTTGCGTCTATTGTAGGTTGGGTTAGGCATCTAACTTCACTTTGTTTACCTTAAATACTTGCTCACCTTTTTCTTCTACTATCTCTACAAGACCTGCTTGTATAAGTAAACTAGCAAAGGATGCAAAATCAGTCTCTAATTGTTTAATTCTTTTCTTTAAATATGTGATCTCTGTATTAGCCAAGTTTCTTCACCGCCTCTGCTATTCCTTCTTCTAATGTAATCTTTGGAGTGTAGAACTCTAGCATCTTTCTTGGATCTGAAACTCTATACATACAACCGACAGGCTTATCGGGATTAGTTTTAATCTCTGGTGTGTAGCCAACTGCCTCACTTGTTAGCTTTGCTAACTCTAAGAAGGATGTAGATCTACCAGTTCCTAAGTTAGTAGGACCGGTGATGCCCTCTCTTACCGCAGCAAGCACAGCGTTAACTACATCTTTCATATGGATAAAGTCTCTTGTTTGCTCACCTGTTCCCCATACTTCAAAGGGATTGTTACGTTCTACCGCTCTTTTAATGTACATAGGGAAGGGATAAGTTAGATCTTGGTCCCATCCATACCCAGAAAACGGTCTAAATATGTATACATTTGGGACAAATTGGGCAAGATATTCACCGATTAATTTACTCCAACCGTAGGTCATATCAGGTGCACCAGGAAATCTAAGGTTAATATCAGACTCTCTTAACCTAATGTTGCGTTCAATCTGTAATCCAACTGGGTAAGCAGCACTGCTTGAGAAGTAAACTATCTTTGTTGGCTTAGTCTTTAAACACCATTGAAAAAACTCTGAGTCAATAGATAAGTTATCAGCTACTGCAAGTGGTCTACCCTCGATAGATTCTCTGCCACCTACGATAGCGGCAAGGTGAATCACTAGATCATATTGAGTATCATCTTTCTTAAATAGATCTCTACAATCAATACCATCTTTGATATCAGCACCGGTGATACTTACGTTAGGTAGTTCAGATAACTCTTCAGTAAAATACCTACCAACAAATCCTTTATTACCAGTAATTAAAATCTTCATTTTATTTCCTTTTCAATAGCCTGAATAGTTGAGCAAGGGTATTCCCAACCATCACACTTAACACAATTGGCTCCCCATTCACCATCAGGTAAAGTAATTTCTTGTGGCTTATGCAATTCCATTATTGAACGTAAAGAGTTCCAAGCAATCGTATCAATTAAAGATCTTGTTTTAGAATATCTATTTATTCTTTCTAATAGTTCATCATAAATCATCTGTTCCCCAATCGTAGATATATTTAACGTGGCCTGATAACTCTAATGACATCTCAAGGTCTGCTCTGTAAACAAAGACATCATTCTCATCTAACGCTGCTCCAATATGGCATACAGTGTTGATCTTCTTCCGAGGTATTACTGTCTTCTTACTAGGCTTTGATGGTTGATACTCATAATAAGGGTCGTGAACTAAACAATTACCAGCTATCTGTGGATAGATCTGACTAGACAAGAACTCTTGGTCCTGCATATAAGTATCTCGCAGTGGTGTTTGATCTAATAAAGTTTTAAAAAAACCCATATCTTTAGTCTTACAAGCAAACATACCAGCAGAGATAAGATAGCCGTGACCTGTTGGGTGATCTCTAATAATGTGGAAATCATATGGTGAATCTAAAAACTCTTTGTGTGCTATCGCTTCTCTAAGACCAAGACGGGCATCAGCATCCCTTGATAGAACTACATCTACTTCAGGATCAAAGATAGCCCTGAATCTCCACATCCTAGCGATGCTATTCTCTGGTTCATCTACTCTTATTATCTCTACATTAGGAAACAACTCTAAGGTAGAACGACACCAAGTTGGTACAGAATTTCCTACATAAAAGCGCACCGTAAACCCAGGAAAAAATCTCTGTGCTAACTGTGCGTTCTTTATAGCACCAACTAGAAACTTAAGTTGTTGACCATAAAGAGAATAGGAAATTACTTGTTTCATTTGATACCCATTGACTCCTTGAACTTAGCAAGATCTGCTTGATACTCTTCATCAACATAACGGCGAAACTCTATACCATCTGCACTAGATATATCAGGTGCGTTAGCCTCAAGGTATCCAGCATCAGCATCTGATTTACCTGCCATAAAATGTAAGTGTTCAATAATTACATCATCAAAGTACCAAATAGCATTAAGATCCATACCAAGTAACATCCAAAAGTTATCCATAAACAAGTGAACTAACTTAGGTGGTGCCATAAAGCCAAAGCTCTTGATGATATTAGTGCTCATCATTACCGCAGTAGCAAGGTTCTTGCTTTGGAATAGATCATTGCCATAGGCAAGACCGTATCCTTTAGAATCTATAGCACCGGATAAGAAATGATCCCACTGAAGGGTCTGTGGCAAGTGATCATCACCCATAAAGAATATAGTTTTATATTTATCAACATACTTATTAGCGACCAAGTTAAGTGTGCCATTCATTCTAAGTCTTGGGTTTACCTCATAGATTACTCCGTCTAATCTTGGATATAGATCAGCCTGATCATCATCTATAGCCACACATATATCGGAGATAATGCAAGTCTCTTTTAAAAATTTAACAGCACGATCTATTGAATCGGGTCTGCTTCTTGATGGAACAATTACCAGGTTAGTATTCATAGTGTCCTAATGTAGTATGGATTGTTGGTCAAATCTTTTAATTATATGCGGTGATTCTCCGACCTCTGTTATCTGACAGTTAGCATAATCAACTGCCAAAGGAACTGACATAGAACCATCTGCTGCGTGTGGACCAAAGCGGTTCTTAACTGCAGCAATCTTCATCTGTTTGCTAAATGGGTCATAACCCATAGTTGCAATAAGACTTGGTAGTTGTGAGACCTTACCGTGAATAGCCCTACGAGCTGGTGGATTCATACCCTGACCATACTCACTCTGCTCTGATACGTGATGAAGAACTAATACACAAGCCTCAGTCTGACGAGCCATATCGTGCAACTCCATCATAATTGCTCTAAGTCCTGCCCATTCATTATCGGTTTCAGCGGCTATATTCATAAGGTTATCTATAACTATTAACTGAGGAGCAGCACCGTATAACTCTATGTATGCCTTGATCTCACCTTCAATATCATCTAAAGATGGTGAAGAATCAAAGACCCATTGGATGTTACTCATCTTCTCAAAGTACTTGTCGTAGTACTGGCTTCTCGTAGTTAGGTTTGATTCAACCGTCATCTGCGAATGGCCTGATAGATGCGATGCTGCTCTCATCATTACAGTTGTAGTGTCAGTATCTGCTGAGAAGAATAAAGTTCTTACATTTGCTTTTAAAGCGTAAATCAAAGCGAACATAGACTTGCCCACATTGGGTGCTGCTGCAACCATACAGACTTGTCCTCGTCTAAACTTGATCTGTGCGTTCGATAAAGAACTCCACACATCAGGTAGAGGTGTAGCTTTTGTAGTTACTCCACCCCACGCTCTGCCTAAACTAAGCAACGGATTCCTCTCCCAGTTTTATATTTAATTTTTGTCGTAATCTTCTACGATCTCTAGGTGAACTTGCTCCCCAGATTCCATAGTATTCGTTATTTAATGCCCACTCAAAACATTCAGTAATGTGTGGGCATTTCTTACAAATACTTTTAGCGGTAGCGGCTTGAGATTGCTCACCGTTTTCAGGGAAGAATAGTTCTGTGTCTATTTCAGAACATAACGGGTTCTCAAATTGTGTGGGAACCCGCATAGATTATCTAACCCAGACGGTATCACACTTATCTGTAGCACCCTTTGGAGCGTTACACATCCAGCCTTTCCAAGGACCCTTTGCGCCTTGGCCGGTACGGAAGTTCATTGCTCCGTGCTTACAGGTTGGTGCATCACCGTTAATTGGTGCTGCTCCTAGTGCTTTAGTTGCATAAGCAACTGTTGCATTAGCAGATGCTGATTCATTTAATGAAGCAGATACTGATGATATTAGAGTAGATAGATCCTGAATTTGTGTCAGGTGTCCTTCTAGCTCTGAGTTGTTTTTGGCATAAACATTTACAAGTGTTCCATCTTTTAGTTTGAAGTTAACTTGTAGTGCTGTGTCGCTATTTGAAGCGGCCATTATTTTCCTCCAGTTGGTTTGACAGAGATACGGGCGGTCTCTTGTCCTTGTTTGTATGGTACGAAGCCGAGAAGTTTTTCTACCTCTTCGGCATCGACTCGCTTAGGTCCTGAAACGGTAGTCCAAATTATTTGAACTCCGCTATTTGTAGTCCCAGCGAATCCTTCTAGTGATGTTCTTAGTGATTCTTTTGTAGCTGAAAGTTTCTTGATCTCTTCGTCAAGTTGTAAATACAACAACGCATTTTTGTCGGCATCGGGATCATCAATCACCACCTCTGCCTTTTTGATACGTTCTTTTTTTAAGCCAACACAACCCATCTCACCGGTAGCATCATAGTATTTGCAATACAACTTGCAGTAATTCTCATCCTTCTCAGGTTCAGGAACCTCTGCTGATTCTTTAATAGCAGATAACCAATTCATTGCTTCTTCTGCAATCTTAGGATCATATGGTTCAGAGTGAACCTTTACATCTCTTTCATCACCATCACGGGCGATGGCTACAAGGTTGACATTTCTGGGATTCCCCTTACCAGATTTCTCTAACAAGTAGCCATACACCTGCACCTGCCACCGTTGCTGTTGTGATGGGAAGTAGGAAAGGTTTTTAACCTTAACTGTTTTCCAATCTACAACATCACCAGTTTCAGGAATCCATAGGTCGATGTGTGCTTTCATTCCGTTGTACTCAACTTCAGTTTCAACTACATACTTCTCACCAGTTGGGTCAGCAATAGCCAAAGCCTTCTCGATCTCAGCGTGAATCGCAGTACCCATAATGGCAGCAAGCTTTAACTCATTGTCATTAGTTTCAGGTTGGTCATTAAGACGATACCAAACTTTACGTCGGCATCCTCCTAACTCAGACGGTCCAACCTGCTTCTGTGTACTGCGACTACGGGCCGCATCTTTGTTCCTTAAAATCTCTATAAGTAAATCTTTCATCTCACTCCCAACAATATCATAATAAATGCAAGCACCTGTTGTAGTTCTAAATAGAACAAAGTAATAAACGCAATCATTTTACCTTCCTTTTTTGCACGGCTATTTGTATCGGAGGACAAGTGTTTATGTCAAGCAAGGACGCGGTCTCAACCGCCTTCTGTGCTAACTCCGCTGCCTCATCTTGAACTAAGAATCTATCGCTGCGACGAGAGTACATATATCCCAAAGCAAACTGACCACCGGAACCAATACCGTAGTAGTTACCTTCGGATTGAATAAAGGACATATCGGATGCGATGTGAAATATAAATCCGTTGAAGGCAATTAGGTAATCAAAGCCTGCGTCTTTATCTTTCTCACTATCATTCCAAGCGTAACCATTATCGGTGAAGGTCTTGATGATGGATGGGATAACTCTCTTGCCCATAAACTGAACTTCATCTTGGCCTTTATAAGCTGGCGGATTCCAGTTATAAGTTAAGATATCACCAGGCCTAGTATCACCGGTAATCGCAAGAAGGTACTGACCCTTTTCAATTATCTTAGGAGTCTTTAAAGAAATAGTTCGTAAGTTATCTTCGGTGATTTGTGAATCAGCAGCTAAGATACAAAATGTTTCACCTTGAACTCCAACGACAGTTGTCAAAGTTTGCCCTCCTTATGTCTTGAGATAAAGGTACCACATAGTGAAGTGCGACACGCCGTGAATCACATATTCTATTACCGGAGGGGTAAGTATGATTATACTACGAGCGTTAGCGAGTTAAAAACCAGCAGCCCTCACGGGCTGTGATGAGTGAGGATACTGAGTGTTCCGTCTACCAACTCTGCGAAAAAACAAAGAGAAACTTCCTCCAAAATTTGGTTCAGATCTTAGGTCTTTAGGACCACTACATACCTGTCCTTGTGGTTCAAGTCTATTCACCGTCTTAGTTCAATTTGATGATTATGAGATTTGTTGGTATTACTTAGACGCAACCTGTGCTAACTGCGGTAACCTGGTGTGTGTACCTTGTCCTGCTGACAAAATGTAGGCAACAAAAAAGAAGCCGCCCTTGTGGGGCGGCCTCTGTCTTACCTCGCAGTGAACTAAATGTTACTTACGACCAAATTCTTTTTCTGCTTTATCAGCCCACTTAACAGCGGGTGCTGCTAATGAACCGATTAGAATTGCGTATTGAGGTGCCATATCTGCTGCCAGAGCTACACCCATAGTTACCGCTGAAGCAAGGACTGCTCGTGCATAGGACTTAGCTACACACTTAAATTCTTTGCTCTTTAACTTAGCTATTAGATCTTTCATACCTATCCTTTAAGGGCGAGCTACGCCCATAATCAGGGAGTAGGAACGTTTCTTTAGAAACACACCATCTCCATTTGATTGACTTCCCTTAGCATCTGCTGAGGTATTACCCTCATAGACCATAAGGAAACCTTTTCCATCATTGCTTGCACAAATACCAACGTGATCGGCTTGAGGATCTTTGTCAAATTGAAAGAAAACTATATCACCAGCTTGTGCTTTACCAACTGGAACTATCTTATTGTTATGTGTAAACCATTTAAGTCCTGCATCACAGGAGGCAAAGCCTTTCTTAGTCTGGGCTGCTACTTTAGATATTAATCCTGCTTGATCAAAGCACCAAGATACAAACATTGCACACCAAGGGTTATTGTTAAGTCCATACCACTTGCCATACATAGTATCGTTATTACCGGTCTCTTTGTAATTTAACTGAGACTTTGCTACATCAACTACATTCATTACCGCTCCGCTAACATCTTATAGATGTCATCTACTCGCTGTTCAATACGGGCAACGCGACCTTCTAAATTGTGTCCACCGTTACCATCAGGTTTTAATTCTGATAAATAATTTTTAATTAAGTATCTAATACCTGCTCCAATAAATATTGCTACGGCTAAGAAGCCTGATATGGTGGTTGCCCAGTCAGCGATAGACATTTGCGTTATACCTTTCGGATTGTTATAAGAAGCACTCCGCCGTAACCGGAATAGCGCTTGTCAGTTGGTGTTCGGTTAATAAAGTCTTGCTCTTCGATTAGCCCTAAATAGGATTCACCGGTACGGAAATCTTGCACTAATACAGTATCTCCGACATCTTCGATTCGTTCTAGCACTTGCTGACGGTTATATGCTGCACCGTCGTAGCCAGCTTGATTGTTAAACTTATCCATCTCAAAGTCA